GCTGGTTCTGAAGATGAATACGGTTTATCAGAAGAAGAAAAAACACAACTACTTTCTGGTATAGAAACTACTATAAAAGATATACAAATAGAATCAGATAAGATACACGAAAAGATAGAAACATCAAAAAAGGCAAATTAAATGGCTTTTAGAGTTAAACGAACTGTAGATACAACCACATCTATTCCTACAGGAATACCATCTTTTTCTAGAATAAGTCAAATGGTAAAAAAATTAATAAATGCTTCTCAGTACGATTATCATGAATCAGAAACGTTTGAAGTTAAAGAAGTAAATTTAAACGCATCATATAAAGGTTATGGAACAGTAACAGGTACATTTATAAACAATCCTAATCAAGAAATACTCGGTGGAGTGGTTTTACCGTTAATGCCTAATATTACTAATATACCCGTTATTGGTGAACACGTAGTAGTTGTTGAATATAATGGTCAACACTATTATACAAGTATTGTAAATAGAAAAAATTCACCGAATGAAAACGCTATACCTGGTGCTAGTGGTATTTATGAAAAAGATACCAAGTACGGTGATACATTTGAACGAAAAGATATTAGAAGAGTTGAAGTAAATGAAGGTGATATTGTTTATGAAGGTAGATTTGGTAATTCAATAAAACTTGGTAGTGACTCTACTAATGGTTCACCAGTAATTAAAATAAGAGCAGGACAAACATTAGATACTGAAACGAAAGATATCTTTCAAAAACCAGTAAAAGAAAGTATAGATAATGATGCTTCATCTATTTATTTAATATCAGACGGATTAGTTGGTCAAACGTTTGAAGAAGAACAAATTACAGGGAAAAAAATACTAATAAAATCTGATGGTATATTTATTAATGGAAGAGATAATATTAGATTAAAAGCTTTAAACAGTATAAGTTTAAATTCTGATGTAGTTAATTTAGGAAGTGAAGCAAATGAGTCAGTTGTTAAAGGTGAAGAATTGAAAAAAATAATTGATATGTTGTTAGATTCAGCTATAGCTGCAAAAACAGCGGAATCTCTTATTCAATTCAACCTTGGTAACCTACCAGAATCTGGTCAATTAACAGCTGAAGCAACAGAATTACAAACTATAAAAAATCTACCAGCGGCACCATATTTAAGTACAAAAGTAAAAACAAGTTAGGAGTTATTATGACTAAAAAACAGTTAATGAAAATAATACAAGAAGTAGTTCGTAAAGAAGTACAAAAAGAAGTGAAAAAGATATTTATTAAAGAAGAAGCTTCTAGTAAATTAGTTGATACTGTAAATCATACTACGATAGTTCCAGAGGTTTTAGAACCAGTGGAAGAAGTACAGTATACTAAGAATAAAAGTTTAAATAAAGTTTTAAACGAAACTGTTGGGTTAGCAAAATCACAAAAAGAGTTTGATGAATATCCGACTTTAGGTAATGGTAGTTTTGATACATCAAAAATGGCAGAACTTATGGGATATGGAAAAACTGATGACGTAAAAAGAGATATAGTGGCGGTTGATACTTTAAAGAAAGCAGGTAAATCAGTTAATGATGTTCCAGAACACGTAACAAGTGCATTAACAAGAGATTATAGTGATTTAATGAAAGCTATGAATAAAAAATAAGGGGTATAATAAATGTCAAGTGCTAGAGAAACAGATTTAGATCCAAAAACATATATTGGATTATCTTTTCCATTAAGAAGAGATAAGTTTCAAGACTTTGCGATGACAAAAAATTCATTACAACAAGCAGGACATAATCTTAAAAATTTATTATTAACTTATCCGGGTGAAAGAGTTGCTCAACCGACATTTGGTAGTAGATTAAGAGAGTTGTGTTTTGAACAAATAGATGATACATTACCACAACGAATAGAGGAAGAAGTTAGAAAAGCAGTTACTAATTGGTTACCTTATATTAATATTATAGAAGTAGCTACATTAACAGAAGAAGGTGATAAGAATAAAATTTTTGTTAGAGTGAAATATTCTACATCATTGAACCCTCAAACGACACAACAAATTGAACTGGATACAAGTTATACAGCGACAATACAATAATAGGAATTTATAATGGCTCGTACAAGTGTAAAAAAGAATATGGTAAAATCAGTCAATTATCTCAATAGAGATTTTAGTGATTTTAGAGATGATTTAATTGAATTTGCTAAAGTATATTTTCCAAATACATATAATGATTTTAATGAAGCATCACCTGGTATGATGTTTATTGAAATGGCTGCTTATGTAGGTGATGTATTATCATATTATATTGATTCACAATTTAGAGAATCATTATTAGCTTATGCAGAAGAAAAAAGGAATGTATATAATATAGCACAGTCATTTGGATATAAACCTAAGGTTACTTCACCGTCTAGTGTAGTATTAGATGTATACCAAAGAATACCAGCATTGGATGCAAAACCAGATTATAGATATGCTTTAAATGTAAAGGCTGGTGCATCAGTAACAGCAGCTAGTACAGGTGCAACATTTAGAACATTAGAAGATGTTAATTTTAAGTTTTCAAGTTCATATGATTCACGTGATGTTAGTATTTTTGAATCTGATAGTGGAGTACCAACTAAATTTTTATTAAAGAAAAAAGTAAAAGCTGAAAGTGGAACTATAGCTACTGAATACTTTTCTTTTGGTAGTGCTGAAAAATATTCACAAATTAAATTATCTAACTCGAAAGTTATAGAAATAATTTCAGTAACAGATAGTGACGATAATACATGGTATGAAGTAGATTCTTTAGCTAGAGATACTATTTTTGAAGACATGGAAAATAATTCATCTAATGACCCTACTTCTGTAATTAATAGAGAAACATCTCCATACATTTTAAAACTAAAGAAAACTTCACGAAGATTTACAGCTTATATAAATCAAAATGATTTTACTGAATTAAGATTTGGAGCAGGTATATCTGATAATCCAGATGAAGAAATTATTCCGAATCCAGAAATGGTTGGTTCAAGTTTAGCAGGTAGTCCTAGTTATCTTACTACTGCATTTGATCCTAGTAACTTCTTAAAAACAAAGGCTTTCGGTTTAGCTCCATCTAATACAACTTTAACTGTAAAGTATGCTTACGGTGGTGGTATTGATGATAATGTAAATTCAGATGATATTGTTGAGTTATCAAGTGTTTCTTATGGGATAGAAGATAATTTATTATCAACAGCATTAGTACAAGAAGCGAAAGATTCTGTAGCGTTTACTAATCCAAATCCAGCTACTGGTGGTTCTAACGGACAAACTATAAGAGAAGTAAGAGAAAGTGCATTAGCATTTTTTCAATCTCAACAAAGAAGTGTTACTAAAGAAGATTATATTGTTAGAGCGTATTCATTACCAGCTAAATATGGTAATCTCGCTAAAGTACATTTAGTACAAGATGATCAATTGAATAAGACAGTAGGATTAGATAATTTAGAGAGAAAAGTAACTCAAGCAGATGTTGACGCTAATAAAACTATAAAACAGTTACAAGTAAGAGTACCAAATCCTTTAGCGATGAATATGTACACATTAGGGTATGACTCTAATAAAAAATTATCAGCATTGAATCAGACTGTTAAAGAAAATTTAAAAACATATTTGTCTCAGTATAGATTAGTTACAGATGCAATTAATATTAAAGATGCGTATATTATAAACATAGCAATTAGTTTTGCTATTCTAACGAAATCAGGATTTAATAAAAATGATGTACTTCTTAGATGTGTAACTGTTATTAAAGATTTTTTCAATATTGATAGATGGCAAATAGGACAACCTATAGTATTATCAGATATAGTATATGAATTATCATTAGTAGACGGTGTAGCTACTGTAACACCACCTGTAGAAAATAATCCTGATAAGTTACCAATTTTAATTGAAAACAAATATAAAGTATCAGCTGGATATTCTGGTAATTTTTACGATGTAGAAAGTGGTTTAATTGACGGTGTAATATATCCAGCGTTAGACCCAAGTATTTTTGAAGTTAAATTCCCCGATTCAGATATTAAAGGTAAAGTTTTAGGTGATAATTTAGGTATAATGGAGTAGATAAATGCATTATTTTACATTTGCAGATAAAGATACAACTATTTACGAAGTTAGTAGTAGTATGAACGCAGGATTAGATGAAGTATTAGAAGTACGAAAAGATATTAGTGATACTGGAGATTTGATAAATGTTTCTCGTATTTTAATAAAGTTTGATTTATCTTATTTATCTGAATCAATTTCACGAGGATTAATTCCACAACCATCAAACGGACATTATGCTTCAAGTTCATATTATTTAAATTTATATGACGCTAACCCGACAGCGTTAGCTACATCACAGAGTTTATTCGCTTATCCAGTTAGTCAGTCTTGGACTATGGGTGATGGTCATTCTTATGATAATCCAATATCAAAAGAAGGTGCAAGTTGGACATATAGAATTGGAAAGATTAACGGAACACTATGGGCAGCTCAAGGTCCTAGCGCTTCTGGTGGACAATGGTATAGTGGTAGTGAATATGAAGCTTCTTTTTCTTTTGATCAAGATACTTCAGATGTTAGAATGAATGTTACTGATATATTTAGTAAATGGTTAGATAATACTATTGGAAATGACGGATTTATGGTAAAGAGAAGTGGTAGTGTTTCAAATCAGAATAGTGGTAGTGATGAAGGTAGTACAACTAAATTCGGTAATTTTTCATTTTTCTCATCTGACACTCATACAAAATATCCACCGACATTAGAAGTAGTATGGGATGATTCAAAATGGTCTACAGGTTCACTATCACCGATTACAGGTTCTGATTTAGAAGATATGTCTATGTATATGAAAGGATTACGACCAGAGTATAAAGATAAAAGTAAAACAAAATTTAGAGTTGTAGGTCGTGGAAGATTTCCAGCTAAAACATATTCAACAACTCCTTCTAATTTATCTGTAAAGTATTTACCAAGCGGTTCATCTTTCTATTCTATTAAAGATGCAGAAACAAACGAGACAGTTGTTCCATACGGTAGTGGTTCTAAATTAAGTTGTGACTCTTCTGGTAACTACTTTAATGTTTGGATGAATGGATATCAACCTGAAAGATATTATAAGTTAGAATATAGAGTAATAAGTGGAAGTGGAACAGCAGATGAAACTGACCAATATTTTGATGAGGGATTTACATTTAAGGTATCGTTATAATGCCATTTATAATAGCAGAACCATGTGTAGGAACTTGTGATACAGCTTGTGTGGATGTATGTCCAGTAGATTGTATTCACGGCCCATATGATAAAGAGGGGGCAGGTGCAGAAGTACATAAAGATGGATTTAATCCTGATGGGGTTCAATTATATATTGACCCTGAAGAATGTATCGATTGTGGAGCCTGTGAACCTGAATGTCCAGTAGAAGCAATTTTTGAAGAAAGTGAAGTTCCAGCCGAGTGGGAAAAGTATATCAAATTAAATTATGATTTCTTTGGTAGGGAGATAGATTAATGCCGTATACAAAATCAGAATTAGAAACTGTAAGTTTTTATCAAGACTTTGTAACGGAACTCCGTGATAATTATTTTGATGAAATAAAAACGTTTCTTAATAATAAATTTAGAAAAGATGGAATATTATATTCTTTTGAAGATATATTTACGGGTTTAGGTCTTGAAGATACTTCAACAGAAGACAACTCAGATTATTCTTTTTTACTTAAAAAAGATTATTCAATGTATACTTTTAAAGAAATGGCAGATGCAAAAAATGATCCTGAAATTCAATTAGAACCAGAAGTAACTGATCATAGAGAAGATCAATATTCAAAATCTAAAGGTAGATATCCGTTATATGAAAAGAGTGATATTTTAAATAAAGTAATAGATAGAGAAATTTCAGAACTAACAACACCTGAACCAGTTGGAGGTACACTTCCTGAGGGAATTAAAAACGGTGATAGAGTCGCAGTAGAAAATATTTTTCAATATGGTATATCACAAAATCCTTTAGATATTTGGTTTATTGAAGATAATAAAAAAAGAAAATATCAAAGTAAATTTGCTTTTTTTAGTAGTGTATATAGTAAAAGTCCGATAAAATTATTTGAACAAAGTATTATTGATTCAATAGTTGATGGTAAAGATATAACAGTTGGATTGAGTAAGTGGGATAGAGATGAAGCTTCAGAAGGTGTATATTAATGGCTAGATTAAACGAAAAAGATTTATCTTTATTAAGTGACGGTAAAACAGTATCGTTACTTGGTGCTGGCTACGCATATTTGGGTGGTAACTTTACAACTAATCCTAATGATTATGTACAAATTTCAATTTATGATACGAATGATAATTTTTTAGAAAGTGCCATAGTAGGTTCTGATGATTATATATACAATGCGGGAGAAGTAAAATTAAAAACAGGAACTATACTTAGAAGACTGGGTTATGATAGAGGTAGATATGTTGTAAAGTATAATTTTTTTAGAAAGTTAGCAGGATCGTATGAAAATATATTAGTTGATGAAAATAATAATAGATATTTCGGAGATTATTCTTTTAATGAAGGGACTGGAGAAATAACTGATGTAAATGGTAATAGAATATATTTAAAAGAATATAAATATTTTACACACGAAATATCACCTTCAAGAAAAGAAATTAGATTAGTACCTCAACGTATTAGTGATAGACAATATAGAGATGATTTCTTTAATTTACAAACAGAACTTAAAAAAGTAGACGGTGACGGTGAGATTAAATTTGCAGGTGATGAAGGTGGTAAAGCTGATAGTTTAACAATGGAATATGTTGATCCGAATAAAAGTTTTCCTTCACAACTCGCTAATGGTTATATTGTATTAAATAATGTATTCTCTCAACCATTGAACGCTCCAGCAGATACAAACACAACTGAACCAGATACACCTATAGCTCCAGCTGGTAATGCATTCGGTGAATTACCATCATCAAATTTAAATCCAGGTAGTTCTGAAATAGTTAATGGTTGGACATGGTATTTTTACAACCTCGATTATGATGGTGATACTGAAGGATACTTCAAAGATAGTGATGATAATGGTTGGGAGTACGAAGGAAGTAGTAATAACGCTAATAGAACTTTTACTTTCATACCTGCTGATGAATACCCACCTGATATTTAAGAAGAAATAAAATGTCTAAGAATCCAAC